CGCAGCCAGTTCTGCAATTGCTTCCTGTGAATAATTTTCAAGACTCATGGTTCGCCCCTTTCCCTAGTCTTAATAAACTTTTTTGGTATCACCAGGCTTGCTCATGGTCATCTGGTTACGCTTGCCAGCCTTGGCTGCGTTAGACAGACCGCCCATTTCTGAGAAGCGTGGTGTGTTGACTACTTGACCGTTTTGCTGCGAATTGTCGGTAGGACGACGGGGTTGCAGCGCACCTTTTGGCTTAAAAAGTTCCATGCGTTTTACTCCTAAATTGGTAATGGGGGTGCAGTCGCACCTTCGACAGGTGCCATTGCTGCTGTTCTCTGCCCAGGTGTGGCACCACCCGCCTGCGGCAAAGTTTGAATCATCTGTAGAATTTCCGACGGGATCAGTTGACGAGTATCGGACTCACGCTCACCGAACGTGCGAGTAATGTCGGCAACCAGTTTCTCAACCGTCTTGGCCTCTTTGGAATCTGCTTGAAACACGCCCATTGCACTTTGCAGCATGTCTAGCGCCATCATGATATTCAGACGCGCTTTCTCTTCTTCGCCCTTTGCAGGCTCAGGTGTTGACATAGGGGACGCCATAGGCGCCGTTGTTGCTTCTTGCTCGGCTGGCGGCGGAGTCGGTTCATCAGCCATCGCGCCACCGCGAGACTGCTTAATCGCACTCAGCATGTCTTTAGGACTTACAGCCATTCAACACTCCTATGATTTCGTAACACTAAATACATTTTAACTATCTAGTCAACAACAAAAAAGGGGCAAAATGCACCCCTTCTGTTGCTCACGCACGCTTTTTATCGCGTGCAGGCATTTTTTTCATCGGTTTCATCGGCGTTTTCTTGTACATAATCATCCTCTTGAAGTGTTGCGGGAACCATAGTTTCGACCATTTGTGGTCTTAATGCCATAGCGCACATAGGAAATGTTTGCCGGTGAACGCACTTCTGTCAGGCTCTTGTCAGTAACCCGTGGTTGATCGCCGGACTTGACCATAGATTGTGAGTTCATTGCTCCGCTGTTTTGTTCCATTACGCCACCTTTAACTGTGCAGGTTGACCAGGTTGCCCTGGCTGTGCCCCGCCTGCCTCGACGGGTCCAGCGCCTTCAGGTCCAGCCGGATTTGCAGCCGCCTGGGACGCAGCCATCTCATCGGCGCGCTTAATATCATCAATCAAAATCTGTTTCATCGGAGGCTCAAGCAACTCAACCAGGCGAGACTTGCTGATAGCGCCAGCGTTAAACAGGCTAAACGTCAGTTCACGCAGGTCTTCCATGAAGATCGGGCTATTAGAGTGAGCATCGACCTTAACAACAAAGTCAGGTGTAAACTGTGCAGCGATGAATTTGTTACCATCTGTATCGGTGTACACTGTATCGTCATACTTCTGCATCAGTTTAAGATACAGAGTAGCCATCTTCTCCAGGCTGTCTTCGATCACCAGGGCGCGCTTCTTAGCGCGGCTGGAACCAAGACGGGCCAATTGAGAAGCGTGTCCAGCAGAACGAACGCCCTGCTCACCACGGCCTTGCAGCACCGAGACAATGCCCGATGCCTCAGCAAACATGGCGTCAATCTCTCCGAGTTCACGGTACAGATCATTTGGAATGTTGGGTGTAAATTCCTCAACCTTGGCGTTTGGCATGTCGGAAGCCAGGAAGCCACCAGCGCGGTTTAGCGCAAAGTTCTTCTCATCCAGAATTCCAGTAAAGCCCATCACGGCCTTGGGAGGATTGACCTGCTTATCCAGCAATTCAAGAATCTGTCCCACTCGCTTATTACGCATGTCTTGCAAGAAGACTAGGCGCTGCACCTCAGATTGTCCCCAGTAATAGTCATACTGCGGGTTCGGGCACAGTTGAACGAATGGCTGCTCACCTTCCAAGAATAGGCTCTTGGATGGGCGGTCATAAATCACAACGTCAGGATCGGCAATGGTTACGCAAACGTAGTCATTGAGTTCATCGTCATATAGCCAGAGTTCGCGCATCTTGACCGTAGGCTCACCGATTTTTGGTGTGTAGGTCATGGTGCCAGCAAGACTCATGTTGACGTTACCGTAGATGGTTGGATCAACAGCAGACGTTACCAGGCGCTCAACGCCCTCTGGGTATTGCTTGGTTTCTTGTTCGGCAAGCGCAATGCGATTGATAATCTCGTCACGCTTGGGGTGCGAATACAGACGCGAGTACAGTTCACTCTTCGTCATGTAGTATTCCTGCACCATCGCCTCTTGGCGATCCGTGTATGGCGAGTCTTCTCGCAGCACGCCAAAGATATTCGGCTCAACCATGTACGGATGAATGCCGTTACGCCAAACCAGTTTGATAAAAGTCGAGTTGTAGCACAGCGACCAATTAAGCGCCTGATCAAATACCTGGTCTGCATTGGAGTTCAGCCAGTAATCGTGCAAGCCCTTGGTCAGGGCTGGAATCATCTTGTGATAACCAGGAGACTCGCTTGCACCGATATTGATTGAAAAGCGCGTCGTGTCCGCCGAGTACATAAAGGAGGACAGTTGATCAATGTGCGGGAAAATTTTATTGAAGTGTGCTGGCGCAGAATCCATGCCTGCACCAAACAGGTAATAGGAGCGCAGCATCGTGTACGTTGCCATGCGCTCGTTTTGGGACACCATGCACTTCTGCATCATGTCCATGTAAAACTGTTCGCGTTCTATCGGGTCTTGGGGTATTCTCATTTTTGAATTTTTAGGTTTTCATGGTCTGCCATGTAGGAACCCACCTTTGGACCAGAGAGACTAGCGCCGGATTGCTTAACTGCATTGATACCCGACACGGACTCGCCGTTAATTGAGCGCAAGTTGTACCCGCCCAGTTCTGCGGGGCTACCCCATCGCGGTGCGAATGGGTTATTGGGAGACTGCTGAGTACGCATAGGCTGCGCCTCGCCTTCTCTCGCAGTTTTAATATCACCCATCTTAAAATCCAGTGCGAGTTGGTTAAGAGTACGATCATTATGCTTCGTTTTATCACTTTTGACACCTATCGGCTTCAAAAAAACTACTTGTACGTCAGTACAGCCAGCAGGACAGACTGCTTCAATGTTTTCAAAGTATCCATGAACAGGACATTTGTAATCGTGTAGTACACCCATGTTAGCCCCTTTTCTTCGTTAATACATTTGGTTGTGAGTAAGCGTATTTATTCACCGGTTTAACAGACAAAGAAAACCCTTCATTAGTTTTCTCAATCGAAATCCCTCGCTTGATAGGCGGTTTGTATTCATGCGGTGCGTGGTAGTCCAGGAATTTGCGTCCTGCTATGTCCATTCGCATGCCTGCTTCGCCGTTCTCAAGCGCCAAAAGCGCCTTCGATAACTTGCGTTGGCTCAGTTCCGTGATCGGAATGCTGCCTTCCATGACCATTTTCTTGAGATTGCGGTAGTCAATGCCAGCAAACCGGCTAAATTCTTCCATTGAGAAGCCACGTTTTCGGTTCTGATTCATTCTCAGCACCCGTTCTTCTATCTCTTTAATGGTCAAAACAGTAATCATTGGAACCCCAAAGCGCGTAAGTAACTGGAAACTTGCTTGCCGACCTGGGCCTGACCTCCATTTTCGGCCTCTTCGTCCTGCACTGGCTTCTTTTCGCGGGTAAGACGCATCTGAATCAGCCTTGGTTGCACCTGTTCGGCAAACGCAGCAGCAGCCAGGGCCGATGCAATCACCCGATCATCTTTGGCGCGGCCCATAGCGGCAATCGTTCCCTGGTCACGGACGATTCCCTTCATTTCGTCGATGCACTCGCCGGAGTAAACCTTCATCATTCCGCGCTCAAAGTAGTCTTTCATGTAGTTCAACATGCGCTCTTTGCTGCTATGCGTCGTAACCCACCCGATAGAGTTGGAGATTCCAAAGGAATCGTTGCGCCGCCACAGGTAATGCTGCATGTTGGACAGCACATTGGTCAGTTCTCGCGCTTGGCTACCAGGCAACGTCGTGGCTTGGCGCTTTAGGTTCCGCATTTCCTGGATTACGGCCTGCCCAGGCCCGTTTACCTCTAGGTTTAGCGTTGAATTGGTGTAAGCACCCGCTAAATAGCAGATCACCCAGGCAAACTGAAAGGTATTGAGTTCAGAAGTGGCAAATTCAGCCACTTGGTCCATGCCATCGGCATAACAGCGGTACACCTGGATGCAAAACCGGTCTGCCCAGTCGGATGAGCCATAGGCAGGGTCGGCACCGATCACATAATAGGCCGTGGACACCGGTTCTTCCCAGATTTTGAGCGTGGCAAGGCGTTCAGTGGACTGAACCAGTTGCGTATCCTCAAAATTTGCACCCATGCTGAAGCGATAGGGTATGAATGCCTGCTTCTTTGACTCCTTCATGGCGTCTGTACAGCGTGCCGTAGAGAAGAAACTGGTGCCAGTCATGACAAAAGCATAGTCCTCAGTAGGCGGAAACTCCTGGTACATGAGTCCCTCGTCCTTCAAGCCTTCGTGGAGTTTGTATCTCCACCAGGCTATTTGCCTGGAATTGACCTCGTAGTTGTAAATCTTCTTAATGTCCTTGGTCCACTCCTTCTCTTCTGGGCTTAATTTCCCGTCCCAATACACCTTGTAAATGTCAGAGCCAGGGTCGGCAGAGTAAAACTGGTTACGCCACCATCCGACAAAAATGGCTTTCTGAGTTCGGGCGCGTTTTGCCGTGGTCCACATGTCGTGAAACATGTTGAACCCACGGGCAGTGGACTCAAACATGTAGTAGCGCAGTGGGTTTTGTTCAGCAAGGGACGCTAAGAGAGAAGCCAGTCCTTCTTCGTCACCCCAAGAAGACGTCTCAGTACCGTGCAAAAAGGTAATTCCTTTTCCGCGCCCAAGGCTACCTTTCGCTCTGATACCTGCAACCTGATAAAACAGGCGGGATCGGTTCTTGAGGACCATCTGGTTTCGGTTGTGGGACATGAGAGGAATCTTGTATTCCTTGGGCAGTCCGTCCATGTACATTTGAAGGGTGCTTCTAAACTGCTCACGGTTTTCTTCTGTATCCGTTGTTAGCGTGCCCTGCATACCAGGGTGAATAAAGTGCCAGTAAAGGTCTAAGGCCAGCGAGATAGTGGTAATCCCTAACTGTCGGCCTTTGAGAACCACAAAGAAGTGTTTGTCTTCTGCTAGGCCACGGGCCACCTCGTCCATGACGTAGGTTTGCGTGCCGAGTAATTGGTTACCTAGGACACGCATGCCCTGCTCTTTCGTCTCAATCTTGAGATGCTTGCAGAAGTGGTAAAACTTGGCGCGATCAAATTCCATTGCGGAGAACCTCAAAACCTACGCTGCCGTTTTCTCTCGTTACCTTTACCTTCGTTGGATTGTCTTCGTTTAGCGCCACAATGGTATTGCCAATCTGGTGCGTCTCATAGCCCATGCCACGCACATAGGCGTCTAACTCTTTGCGGGTTTCTTCGTACCACTCAAACTGACTCCAGCACTCATAAACCAGGGGTGGGTACTGGTGGCTTTGCAGGAAGTAGTTGGCACCCTTCAAAATCTCCAGTTCCATGCCTTCCACGTCCATCTTGATGAGAC